GGAGATCATGCACGAGGCGGTGATCCAAGTGCGGACGCTGGCCCGCGCCCGCGACAAGGCCAAGTACGAGGTCGAGCAGCAACGCCGCCAGATGGACCCGCGTCTGCTGCGGATGCTGAATGCTCGGAAACGTGGACGGGTACGATACAAGGAGGCATCCCATGACTGACCTACTGCACGTGACGCCACACGCAGACGAGCAACGATCCCTGGCCGAACTCCGCTCCGAGTTCCGCTCCGAGGCGCTATCGAACCTCCGCGCCCAGTACGCAGGCCGTCATCCTATCGGGTGGCAGATGATCGGCGACCCCGCGACGGCGCGGGATCACTACTCCGCCGAGCAGTGGGCCATGGAGCTGGACTGCCATCTCCTAGCGCCGGTCGAGCAGGACTTCGGACTCAGCATCGTGCCGGACTCGGTGAGCGTAAGAATGGAGAAGGAAGCCATCGCCGCGCTGGAGCATGACTCGGTGACGTGGGCGGACGGCACCGAGGGCGTGGTCGATCACGACGCGCCCGCCTGCTGCGACGTGGGCAGGATGACGGACGAGGAGTTGTGTGATTACGTCGATGAAGCCATCAAAGAGAGCGGACGTGAGTAAGACTCTAAGCATTACCTGCGACATTTGCGGCATGGTGGTAGAGCCAAGATGGGCGGTAGAGCTAAGTCTGGACTCACCTCGTAATCCTATATCTACTCGCCTAATCGCCCACTGGGACGCCTGCTCGGATTGTGGGAAGAAGATAATCAGCGCTGTAGTGTCAATGAGGAATTCAGTCAATGGCTAAGTTCAACGTAACCAAGGTGGCCCCTGATGGATTCATGCATCATCAAGGCTTCGACGAGGTCATCGACTCGGTATCGTGGTCCCTCGCCTCCCTCGGCCACGGGGTCAACGTCACGCAGAACTGGTGGTCCGAGCAGCGTGAGACGAATATCGTATTCGGCGCGGAGTTGATGCCGGACTTCCAGCGATGTCCGCCCAATACGATATTTTTCAATCTTGAACAACCATCGCATCCCAATATGGCCACGGTGCGTAAGGTAGCTAAGGACTCTCACGCTATCGTGTGGGATTATAGCCAGAGATCGGTACAGGAGTGGAAGTCCGCAGGCCACGATCGCGTCGTCCACGTTCCGATTGGATATACAGAGAACCTTACAAGGATCCCTCATGCGACCCCGGACATTGATGTACTATTTGTTGGCTGGCTCACTGCTCGTCGCCGCGCTCTCATCGATGAGCTACAGAAGTATGGTCTTAATGTGTGTGCTAGCGCTGCTTGTTATGGCGGCGGCCGCGACCAACTCATCTCCCGGGCGAAAGTGATCCTCAACGTCCACCACGACGGACGGGACCGCTTCGAGATCGTGCGCGTCTCCTACGCGATGGCCAACGGCAAGTGTGTGGTCAGCGAATCCTCCTCCGACGACGACGAATACGCGGACCTGCGCAACGGACTCTCCATATCCCCGTACCGTATGTTGGTAGAGTCGTGCCGCTCCTACTGTTCCTCGACGGCATCGCAGGAACGGCTTCACATGCAGGATAAGGCGATGGAACTGATCAAGAAGAGGGACTTCCCTGCCGCTATCGCCGCCGCCCTCGACGCATTCCCCCCGTCCACGTCCGCCTCCATCCCCACCCCGTCCCGCCCTCTGGAATTCAAGATGGAGCGCGGCCAGCACCGGCGCGAGTTCATGGCGGAGGCACGCGGGCTCGCAGAGAAGCCACACGCCAAGGTCAAGGCGCGGTACGACGCGGCTCTGCGCTCCGGCGACATGCGCGACTTCGTGGCTTGGATGCGGGAGCACGCTCGCGGCAACGTGATGGAGATCGGCGTCCGCGATGGCGCATCCACATCGGCGTTCCTGCTGGGCGTCGAGGAGCACGGCGGCCATCTCTATTCCGTCGATGTCGATCCACGCTGCTCGCTCCTGTTCGAGGGCCATCCGCAGTGGACGTTCATCCACGCTAACTCGACCGACCGCAAAACAGTGTTCGCCAAGATCCCGTACGAGCTCGACGTCCTCCTCATCGACGGCGACCATTCCAAGGCTGGCGTCCTGGCCGACCTCGAATACGCCCGCCTCGTCCGCCCCGGCGGCATGATCCTGTTCCACGACATCGCGCCGGAAAAAGTTCCCGATGGCTGCAACGACGCCTCGTGGCCGGGGGACGACGTGCGCGGCGTATACGAGGCTACGTGCCGCGGTCAGGCTACGCTGGGATGGACGCACGAGGAACTCCCTGGCCGATACGGGATGGGCGTGCTGCATCGTCCTGTCGCCGCCGTGGCGAAGGAGGCCGCGAGTGAAGATACTGTTCCTGTCGAGCGGCGGTAACACCTGCGACTATCAACGTGACGCCTTATTTCATGGTCTACGTACTCTGCTCGGTTCAGGAGTGGTCGATGTCCATCGGATCGATACAATGTACAAAGACTTCGGTGACGTATCTGGCCTCTACGGTCGTGGTATGACTTTATATGGATTGTTGGGAGACGACTCCGACGTAGACCGAACTGATATCCCTCGCAAGATCGCCAACAAATATTTCGACATCGTGCTCTATGGTAGCGTTCATAGGTGTCAAGACTACCTTCAGGAAGTGGCGTCCATGTACGATCCACGCCGCGTAATTTTCATCGACGGGGAGGATCACGCAGGATATCTCCAAGGACTAGGCGGGATTTATCTGAAGCGCGAGCTTTACAATGCGCAACCGAACGTGTGGCCGATTCATTTCGCTATCCCTGCTGAGAAAATTCTGTCTGACGCTCCGATAAAGTCTCGGCTTATGGCTCCCTGCGACCCCCTTAATCGCAAGACTTATATCTATAAGACGGAGCAGGAATACTACGCTCAATACGCTGATAGTTACTACGCCCCAACTATGAAAAAAGCAGGATGGGAAGCGCTTCGCCACGAGGAAATTTTGTCGCAGTGGTGCCTGCCGTATTTCCGAGTGATGGATCAGTTGCCAAACTTAATCTGTCATAAGCTGCCCCGGCTCGAACTAATGCTAGTGAAGTCGATGGTAGAGTATTGGGCCGACACAAAAAACGGTAATATTCGTGACCTGCTCATTGATCTATGGGCAGCTATCATTGATAGGGTGATGAAGGTCGTGCGGGAGGAGTTGACTACGGTTGCGCTAGCTAAGTACGTGCTTAACATAGTTGGAGTGAAAGAACTATGCCCTGTGCTTACGTTATAGAAAACTTGGTCAATGGGAAACTATATGTTGGTTTTACTAGTGGAGAGTTTACCGTCCGTTGGAAAAGACATCAGTTGGCGGCTGCACATGGATACCAGACGTATTTCATATACGCGCTGCGAAAGTATGGCGTCGTCTGTTTCCGTCCTGTGGCCGTGTTTGAGTGTTCGTCGGCGGAAGAGGGTAAGCTCATGGAGATTTTTCTCATAGCCTTATTTGATACGCAAGATGCAAAGCGTGGCTACAACCTAACTGCTGGTGGAGATGGAATGTTGAATCCTACACCAGAAACTCGTCGTAAAATAAGCGAAGCTGGCAAGGGGCGGGTTCTATCTGAGGAAGCACGCCGTAAGATATCAGAAAGCAAGCTAGGTAACAAAGTCTGGGTGGGACGAAAACATTCTGAGGATACCAAGCGTAAGATGAGCTTGGCTTCTAAGGGAAACCTAAGATGTTTGGGAAAGAAATATAACCTTACTCCTGAACAGCGCGAATCTAGACGAGTTCGTATGCTGGGCAATATTAACTCTAAGGGAATAGTGATGTCTGAGGAATCCAAGCGCAAGAAGTCTCTGGCCATGCTGCGGTATTGGTCCTCGATCGGCGTCTCTCGCAAGGAGTCCGTCCAGTGCGTCTGATCCTCGATGGTGAACGCGCCAAGAAGCTCCGCGTCTGGATCCTGATCCCCGCCGCCGGCGACCTCATCCACGCCACTTTCTCCACCCACCTGATCACCCTCCTCGGCCTCCTCCGCCTCCACGGGATCTGGTACAAGCTCCACTACCTCCCCGGCGACTCCCTGATCACGCGCGCGCGGAACAACCTCGCGTCCATCTTCATGTCATCCTCCGCCGACGACGACTGTGACTTCGCGCTATGGCTGGACGTAGACATCCTGTTCGACCCGCAGTCCGTCCTGCAGATGCTATCCCTGGACCTCGACTTCGTCGCCGCACCGTACTCTAAGAAGGGATTCCACATCGACCGGATGCGGGCGGCCGCAGAGTTAGGATGGACGAACGACCGTGTGATGGCCGTAGTGGGCACACCGAACGTCAATTGGGTCACCAACCCGATCCGCTGCGACGAGCCCATGCCGGTCCTCGAGGCTGGCTCCGGCTTCTGGCTGGTCAAGCGGAAAGTGTTCCGTATGATGGCCGACTCCCTGCCCGAGATCCGCTACCGCCGATCCCACGAGGAGACCGCACACTACGGCACCGACCACGCGCACGACTTCTTCCGCGTGGGCGTATGGCCGGAGACATCCGAGTACCTGTCCGAGGATTGGTGGTTCTGTCGCCAGTGGCGCAACCTCGGCGGGACGGTGTACTGTTGCTTCTGGATCAAGACGCATCACATCGGGCCGTATCTGTACCCGATGGACATGCCCGTGATCGCGGACTTACTGACACAGACCGGAGGATTCATCAATGCCGAAACCAAGCCCAACCGCACCGGAGTCAACGGACGGGATCACACCGAAGACGGACGACCCGCGCCCGATCAAGCAGCAGTCCCGAGCGATCCAGGCTAGGTGGGCGGCTGAGCAAGCCACGGAAGATTCCCTCCGCGCCCACTTCCTCGCGCTCCCACTGGACAAGGCGTTGGCGTTGCTCGGCCAGATGCGCCACAACTGCGAACTCGCGGGCCAGATCCTCAACTCCCGCATCAACGTCCCGGAGGAGCAGAAGTGCGAGACCTGTCACAAGACGTATGAGTCACTCACGAAGTCCGGGATGCGGGATTGGTTTCTGAACCAGCCGTATTTTGATCGAGAGGATAGGAACATCATCCACGTCCGCCACTTCTGTTCCGGCGCCTGCATCTCCCTCTACAACAACAAGACGCAGGGCGTGAAGGGAGTCGCGGATCGTGGTATGCGCCCCGAGGATAATCCTAAGAATCATCCGAACCGAACGCACGCAGCGCAGACTGAACTGACGAAGGGCTGATGCTTAACCTTGACCATTTTGAAAAGTTCTGCGCGTGTCTCAAGATCAAACACAGAGACACTGGCAAGATGGTCCCCTTCATCTTCAATCCTTCGCAGCGCAAGATCATAGAAAAGCTGAAGGATCACCAGCGCAAGAAGCGGCACATGTGGATGATCTACCTTAAAGCCCGCCGCCTAGGAATCTCCCGCCTGATGCTGGCACTTGGCATAGCCCACGCCTTGCAGAAGCAGAACTCCAACGGGAAGATAGTCGCGCAACTAACGGAGACTGCGAAGGAACTATTCACCCAAGCCAAGGACTTCTCCGAGCAACTCCCCTGTCGTCTTCCTCCACCAACGCAACGTGAACTCTACTTTCCTCATTCAGGCGGAGTATCTGTCTTCAGTCGCGCTACAGCCAAGACGGTAATTGGCGGGCGCGGCATGACTCACTCCTTCCTGCATCTCACCGAGGCGGCATTCTATCCCGGCGCGGATTCCTTCATAGCGCTACTGAACACAGTCTCCGCTGCCGATCCTGATAACGCTGTAGGCATCGAGACTACGGCGAACGGCGTAGAAGGTCCGGGGGAGGCATATTACGAGTACTGGAAAGCAGCAGAAACAGGAGACAACGAGTTTCTGGCGATCTTCCTTCCGGTCTGGGAAGATCCGGGAACATTTCTACCCGATAAGTTGGCTCCCGACGCTCCACGCGACGACTACGAGAAGTGGCTCATGCAGGAGTTCAAGTGTACTCCGGGGCAGATAGCATGGTTCCGATCTACACTCGAAACTAAATGCGGCGGGTCAATTTACAAATGGCGTCAAGAGTATCCATCAACTCCAGACGAGGCGTTCGTTTCCTCTGGTGAGCCGATCTTCGACTTCGAGGAATTGGATTACATGCGGAAGAGTTGCTCCGACCCTCTGGCCAAGGGCGACGTCCAAGGCCCGCCCGGCGATATGTTCTTCATCGAGAAGCGCGACGGGCCGCTCTACCTGTGGGAGAAGCCTGCTCCGCTCACTCACTACTTCGTGGGCGTCGATGCGGCCAAGGGCGTCGAAGAGGGCGACTTCGCAGCCATCGTCGGCTGGAACGCGGAGACCGGCGAGCAGGCGTTCCGCTACGCTGGCCGCGTCGGCCCAGAGGCGCTGGCCGAGAAGGTGAACTATCTGTGTCGCTGGTACAACAAGGCGATGGTGAACGTAGAGGTCACGGGTGGGTGGGGGTATATTGTCGTCAAGGCCCTGCGCGACCAGTTCCACTATCCCAATCAGTATTTATGGAGGAGTCGCGATGATAAGCCAGACACTAAACCCCGTCAAGCTCTGGGTTGGGAAACTACTGATCGCACTCGCCAAATGTTGTTTAATGTGTTCCGCACGGCTATCAGGAACTCACTTCCCAAAAACTACGGAGACGGAGTACCTGTTCAACGTAGGGAGATCATCGTTAAGGATATACAGCTCTACAGTCAATGCTCAAAGGCGCAAAGTGACATTGGTTTTCGATGGCGGGTGTTGAAAGGCCACGACGACATCGCAATGGCCGCGTGGCTCGGCTGGATCGCGCTGGCCCACTACCACATCCCGCACCCGGACCTCCGCGTCGTTGCCAACACGATGGCGGCGAACGAACCACGCCTGCCGCTCACCATCCAGGATTCCCCCGAGACCACCTCGCAGGGCGTCCTGGGCATGACGTCGGAGAAGCACCTGGCCCGCGTGATGAACTTCCACAAGAACCGCGTGGGAGAGGATAGACTGAGGGGTATATGAGCCCACGTGATCCGTTCGCATTCCTCGACGCCGAGTCGGCCCAGCGCCGCGTCCTGATCCTCCTGCTCGCCATCCTCCGCAAGTCCGGCGGCGAGGTTACATTGGACTTGGCCGACCTGACCGCCATCGACGACGGTGCCTCCTTCCACAAATACCCCAGTGACACCGGCACCTCCCTCGTGCTACGATTCGCGCGACGGGGTGCGGAAGCGTACTTCCTCTCACCTGCCGAGGCCGACGCATCGAAACCGACTCCAACTCGATCCTCACGCCCCACTGTGGAGACGTCGCCCTCCCAGCCCCGTCACGCGGTTCACGACGATATCGACCTGGCGATGCGCGAGGAAGAGATGGCGGCGCGGGCATCGACGGCGCAAGCGGATCGCCTCCGTCAAGCGAGAGCCGAAGCCGGGGCGATGCCGTGGCGGACCCGACCGTCGTAACCGGCGACCCGGTCAAGGATCGCCTCACGGCGCTTAGCGTATTCGAACGTATATCTCGTTCCTTCGCCACCGGATTCGACAATTCCGAGCCACAGGCGTACGGCGACCTACTCAAAGACCTGATGGACAACTCTGCCCTGCTCGTCTCGGGTGGCCTGATGTCGGCGAAGGAACTCCTCGACAAGATCGAAGACTTGCAGCAACATATACGTAAGGGCGGCACCGGTGGGCGCTCGGTCACGGACGAATTCTGCGCGTGGTTAAATGGAGAGGAGTCCTGATGGCAGACGGCGATAGATACGCAGCAGATGCTGGCGGCGTATGGAATAAGCACACTGGCTCATACGAGTCTACTGATGCACCGCGTCCTCCGGTGCCCACTTATCGCTATGCGCAGAAGGAAGCGATGAAGCGTGGCGATTCCTCTACTTACTTTATGCGTAAGACCGAGCGCAAGAATAAGCGCGGCAAGGGACGCACCTGAGATGCACTTCATCGTCCAGTCCGGCATCGTCGAGTGTCCCGCGTGCGGCATCGGCCTCTCGAAGCAGCGCGAGCAGGACCGCCGCGTCCACATCATGAAGCACGAGGGCGCGGAGTTCTGCTCCCTCCACAATCGCATCTTCCGCGTGGATCGACTCAGCGGGTTCGGGGAGGCACTGAATGAAGCGTAACCGACAGAAATACTCTTTCAATCGTTCCTCGAATCGTCCTTCTGGGCACAGCGGCAAGGGACGTGTCTCCACCCGCGCGCGCCACCGACGGAGATACTGATGCCGCGACCTGTCCCGATCCCGTCCTCCGCCTACGGCTCCGCCGACGAAGAGACGAACCGCGTGTTCCGCAAGCGTCAGGGCACGCTCCCTGGTACGCGCATCGGCATCCCTGGACGGAGTGACTCGCCGCAGCGCAAGGACGGTACGTGGCAACCAGGACCGATAACGCGGAAGGGACGATGAGAGGAGGTATCTACAGATGGCGAACTTAGCGCTGATTACCAGCCGTAAAACGGCAGACTATTACAGCCCT